ACCGCAAAACTGGTGAGGCTCTATGGCCAGAGAAGTTCTCAATTGAGAAGCTACTGAAAAAACGCGCAGAAATGGGCAGCTATGAATTCTCAGCACTCTATCAGCAAAACCCAATTGATGAAGAGAATCGCAAATTTAAGGAAGCATGGTACAAATATCGCGAATTCAGCAACGTCTTACAGCTTGACACATACAACGTTATGACGATTGATCCGCGAGGCAAAGACGACGTAAAGCAAGGCACTGACTACATTGGCGTAACCCTTAACTTTATCGACCGAGAAGGTAAATGGAATGTAATATGCTATCGCACAAAACTATCCGCGACTGACCTTGTTGATCTAATGTTTACAAACTGGAAGAGATACAACCTGCATAAGATCGGAATTGAAGACAATCAATTTACTCAAGCCTTGAAGTCTGTTTGGGATGAGGAGATGATGCGCAGAGGCGTCTATATGGATGTCGAATTATTGAAGCATGGCGGACACAGTAAAGCATTAAGAATTGAAGCGCTAGTGCCGAGGTATGAACGCGGAGGAATCTATCATATCAGACATGGCGACGTCAACTTATGTAAAGACCTAGAGCTTGAACTAAGTATGTTTCCTAAAGCAACCAATGACGACGCGAGCGATTCTCTAGCATATCAGGTGCAGCTAGCTCAGCGACCAGAAGATGACGTAGGCTCAAGCTCATACAATCAATCATTAGCAGATAGCGACTTAACAGCAATGTGGAATTAATTAGGGGGAATATGAAAAAATTTGTGCCAGAATTTGGAAAAGTCAAAGAGCAACAGCAGCTAGACGATAAGACGTCTGTAGTAGTTGAAAACAGTTATCAAAATCACACTGTTATAGCAACTAAGCTACACTAT